GTCCGAAACCTCGGCAAGCTCTGCGTCCCACGAGAAGGTGGCGCCCGCCGTGGTGACACCGTGCCACACGTTCGCGCCGCCGGTCAGCGTGACGACTCGCGAAAGTGAGCGAATCACGTTGCTCGTGCCGTTGTTCGTCAGGATCAGCGAGGGGTCGAGATGCGTCGGGACGAGGTACCCGCCCTGGGTGTTCGTGCCCACCGCGAGCGCGGCACGCTCCTCATTGGACAGAAGTTCGCTCCGGCCCTGAAGGACCTTCAGCCACGCCTCGGAGTAGAGGTCCGAGGAGCGGGCGAGAAGGTTAGCGGCCCACTTCGTGTCCCGCTTGTGGGTGTTCAGGAGCCGCTCGAAGTGCTTCTGATTCCCGTTGCTGTGCACCTTGTCCTCGTTGGCGCGCAGGATCGCATCACGCAGCGATTCCGGCGAAGACCGCTCGTCGAGAACGGCGGGCTTCAGGTCCGGCTTTACTTGCGTGCTCTGCCAGCGAGCGCGGGACTCCCGAACACGCGCGGCGCGCGCCTCGTTCTCCTCGGCCGCTGCGATCTGCGAGCGAAGTCCGTCTTCCTCGGTGTCCAGCTCGGCCCACTGGGCATTCTGCTCCTCGGTCGGGCTCTCGCCCATGGCCTCGTGCAGCGTGCGCCGACGTCCCTCCATTGCGGACAGTGCGGCGCGAAGTTCAGCAAGAGTCATGCCGAAACTCCTTTCAGATACGGGTAAAGCCGCTCGCGACGTTCGCGGGGGCTCAATCCGCCTGAGTGCGCCGGTACTTCCTCGCGCGGGTCAGGGGTCGGTGCAATCGCGGGTCCGACGTCTCGGAGTGCGAAGAGCTTCGAGCGCATGCTTTCGACCCGAGAAGGGTCGCGCCGCGCCAAGTTCTCGTAGTAGGAATCCGTTGCGCTCATGCACCGCATGCCTGCCGTAGCGGCCGGATTCGCTGGCCACGTAACGGGACCCGCCTCGAAGAGCCGGACCTCCTTGATGGTGCGCTCGGGCAGCCCATCGGGGTTGTAGTCGCTCGCCTGAGGCTCGTTGTCCCACGTCTCTTTCACCACGCGGAACATGAACGATGATCCGTACGCCCCCGAACGAAGCCCCGGGAGGAGATCGCGGTTGTACGAGGTATCCCACAGCCATACGGAAGAGCGGGCGCTGTCTTCATCCTCGGAAAGCTCGTCGATCTCGCCGAGGAGTTTCTGATCTACGTACATGTCTTGGCCGTGATTGAACAGGGTCTTCACCTGATGTGCGCCCGCCTTGCGCGCCTGGTTGTGAGCGGCGATCGTCCGCTTGAACGCACCCTTCACGGTGCGTTCCATGAACGTGCCCTCCCAGAACGAATCAACGCGGTACCACGTCTCAAACGGAGAGAACCGGACGTCCATCACGCCGAGCCCCTCGCGGTTGTCCACAGTGGACGCGCGAAGCTCGCACGGCGTGATGGCGGTCCGGACGATATCGAGGTCAGGCAGGCTTAGAGTCATCGTTACCCCCTGCCCCCGGCGCGCCGCTCGCTGGCGTGGTCTCGGGTGGATCGGTTGTCGGGTCTGAAGGTGCCGCCGTGTTGGGCGTGCCCCCCCAATCGACGGGAGGCATGTCTTCGAGCGCCCGCACTTCGTTGACCACTTTCCAGCGGTTCTGGAGCGCGAGGGCGTGCGCCTTGTATCTGTCCAATGTGGTCGATCGCAAGAGCGCATCGCGGTTCATCTTCACGTACTGCGTTGGCGGGACCATCCGGCCGAGGAGCCGTTCGAGCCGCGAGAACCAACGGTCCATCGAGAACACGAGTAGGTCAGTCGAACGATCGACGCGGTTCGAGTACGTCATGGACGCGGTTTCGTACCCGAGCACCTCGGCGAAGCCCGGTCCGAAGATGCGAGCGCACTGCGCCTCGGAGAATCCTTGCGTCACAAGGAATTGCGACTCCTCGGCGTTGACTTGGATACTCTGGTACTTCCAGCCCTTGCCGAGGACGAGCGGCTCCCGCGAGCCCCGCATCGAGGCAAGGAACCGATCCTTCGCCGTGCGGACGTTGGTCTCTTTCAGCTCGACCTCGTCATTGGTGAGCATGCCGCTCGGGTGTGCGCCGTCTTGGAACCACTGCTTCCCAAAGCGGGCAGCCATCAGGCCGAGGCCGATCTGGTCGGCGTGAAGCGCGATGGGCGAGAGCCCTAGCACGCGCCCCGGTACGGGGTTGACGCGCCAGTGCTCTAGCCGGTTCTCGGGGATCGGCCTGCCGTTCACCTGCCAGTGCATCCGCCCTTGCGGATCGAGGTTGCCGCCGACGCAATCGGGATGGAGCACCTCGACCTGAGTCACGACGTCGCCCGTGCGGGCCAATACCTCGCCGAACGCGTTCCCGCGCAAGAGCCACGAGCTGACGACTTGGTACACCCAATCCTGAAGCCCATGGCCATCTCCGGCCGGATCCAGCATGTACTCAGGCGTGGGGTGCGTCTTGCGCTCGGCGCCCTGTCCACTTAGGACATCGAACGGAGTCTCGCTCGCCATCGAGGCGATGAGGTCCACAGTGGACCGAACGGCGATCGACTGTAGCGACGCCTCAAACGAGGACAGATCGATCTCGGCGAAGGTCCCGTTGGCGATGCCGTACTGCGAGCCGAACGGGATGACCACCGAGTCACGCCGAGGCGTGGGTGTCGGCCGCGCCGACTTCCGGAAGAGACTCATCAGCCGCGCCGCCAATCGATCAGGATCAGGAACGCGCCGAGCCCCACGAAGCCCAGAGGCGCCCACGCAAGCCAGAGCCCGAACGAGACCAGGGCCACGCCGAGAGCGCCAACGAGAGAGCCGCTGAGGCGGCGCACGAGCCGGACGAGGTGACCCGCCACGCTGGCGAGGGAGCCCACGAGTCGACGCATCGCGCACCCCCTCTTGACGTGTACATGTCAATTCACCAGATGTTCGCGTCGGGGTCGTAGGCATCCCTGACGTAGTCGATTCGCGTGATGTACGCCCACCGAGCGAGTGTCACCGCGCACAGCGGCGAGATATCCACGGCCGCGAGGCGCCTCGCCCACGCCATGCCGTCACCGAGCGGACGAGTCTTCGCGCCGCGCACGGCGATGGACAGCGGCCCCTGATCGATATGCACATCAGCGCCGTGGGCGATCGAGTCGACGATCTGCCCGCATGCGGCCGCGACATCCGACGAGCCGGGAACGACGAGCTGCCCGCGCTTGGCCTCCTCGGGGTTGCTCGGCCCCACCTCCATGCCCGCCCGTTCGAGCGGCACAAGGAGCGACGCGGCAGGGCCGCGCGGGTCGATCGCCACGGCGACCGGATTCCACCGCTCGACCAGATCGAGGATCCGATCGACAAGCCAATCAGTACCCGGTCGGTGGTCAACCACTTCGAGATGTCCGAGCGATCGGCCGTTAATGCCGTACGCAGCAATAGCGGCGTAGTCCCGCGTAGGCGTGATGTCGACCGCAAGAGCGACGTCCTCGCCGAGCACGGACATCGGATCGGCCTGCCGCTGCCACGCATTGACGTCGATCAGGTTCGAGGAGCCCGCTCGCTTCGGCCAGACGTTCAGTCGCTCGCGAGCGAAGTCGATGGGACCCATCGAGCGCAACTCCCGCTCGATCGTCTCCTCTCGAATCCGAATGCCGAGCGCCGGATTGCTCCGGTACCACATGTCGTGATCCGCCAGCGCGGCGCGGCCCTCTGGCGTCTCGGGATCGAGCTTGACGCTCCAGTCGAACCAGGCGAGCCCCGGATCGTCGCCAAGCTCGCCACGATCGCGCAGGGCGAAGAGCATCGCGCCCGGCGCCTCGTCGTCGACCGGATCATCGAGCGGAGGGCTCGACGTGTAGACGATCTGCGGATTCGGCCGCGCCGAAAGCGTCGGCATGAGCGCCGAGACCTGAGCGGCCGTACCGGCGAACCATTCATCGAGCAGCATGCAATCGCCGGAGAAGCCTCGGCCGGACCCCTTCGAGCGAGCGATGAAGCGGATACGAGCGCCGGATCGAAGCTCGATCCCCTCCTCGCCGTTCGTGTTGATGACCTTGCGCACTTGCCGATCGAGGTCCGGACAGTCTTCGATCAATTCGCGAAGACGGCGGAATCCCTCCATGGCGGTCTTGTATTCGTGAGCGCTCCACATAACGAGGCGCTCGTCGAGAAGAAAGAGCCCTGCGAGTGCCCGCGCTTCGAGAACTGAGCCTTTGCCGTTTTGTCTCGGGACAACGATGCCGTTTTCGAAACACGTCCATTTCCCGTCAGGGCGAACAGCGAGCATCACATCGAGGATGTTCCGCTGCCACGGATCGAGGTACAGATGCGCCATGACGCAGAGCTGATACGCCTCAGGTCCGTACGTCTGATCGTATTCGGGATACGAGCACACCCTAGGCCATTGCATTCCCCTGCCATCGGGCTTGAACACGGGCTCGGAGCGAAGCACTTTGACTCGTCTCCTCGGGCGCCGGGAGCGACTCAAGCTCGGCAAGAACCGCTCGGTATTCCTTGCTCAATGCGGCAAGGGTGCGAGAATCCTCGGCGCCGCCCTCAATCGCGGTAGCGAGGTGATCGCGGAGCGCGATAAGACGCTCGCGGTATGTCGGCTCCTTCACAGCACCCCCTACACTGCGCGCCATGAATAAGCCCCTACTGGCGGTGGCGATCGCCCCTCCGCTTCTCGGGCTCTGCTGCCTTGGGGGAGCCTGCGCCGCGAGCAAGAACCCGCCCCGCAGGACCGAGACCACGGCGAGCCCAATCGCCAGCGAGACCACGTTACCCCCCGCGACGTCGCCGGAGACGTCTCTAGCGCCCACCGACAGCGCCACGGCGACGAGCGCGCCACCTGTCGCAACGCCGGGGGCGCCCCTACCCACGCAGCCCCGAGCGAAGACCACGACCACCAAGCCCGCCGCGCCGAAGACCACGAAGCCAGCCAGCGTGTACTACGCGAACTGCGCAGCGGCTAAGCGTGCAGGCGCGGCGCCCCTCCATCGAGGCGAGCCGGGATACCGGTCCGGGCTGGATCGCGACGGCGACGGCGTAGCGTGCGAGACGTGACCGAAACACATGAACCGGACGTGCCGAGCAATTGGCCAGAGGGGCACGTCTCAAGCCGGATGACTGGCGACGAGGCCGAGGAGTGTATCTGCGTGACGATCCACGGCGTAGACCACTACCTCCACTCAACCACGGCGCGCGAGCTTCACCGCTCAGTGGGTCGAACGCTGTATGAGTGGAACAAGGCCACGCGCCGCGAACTGAAAAAGCATGGCGTGAAGCACGGAGACGTGTAGCCATGACGTCCTGCACCGAGTGCGGCTCGCTGCTCTGTCCCGATTGCCGGACTCCTCTTCACCCCACGTGGGTGTGGAAGACCGTTCGCGTCAAGAAGAAACGGCACATCGTGTATCTCATGACGTGCCAGCGCGACGAGTGCCCGTTCGTGAGCATCGAGGCGTACAGGTCCCCGAACGGATTCGTCAGCACGGGAGAGCCCGAAAGGATCGATCCAAACGATGACGATTGGCTAGCCCAACAGTGGTAGGAATGCACAGCGGCGCCGCGTTGATTCTATCACGCGGCGCCTTTTCTTTGTATTCTCGCGTGACATTTTC